CGGTCGCGGAGTATTGGGCGTATAAGGATAGGTTGAATTTACTTGCCAAACAAAAGCGATATAAAATTGGTGATACGTTGGATATTCTTTTCCGTCTTCCTATGCCGGAGTCGTGGAGCAAGAAAAAGAAAGCGAAAATGAATAAACAATATCATAAACAAAAGCCGGACTTGGATAATTTAGTCAAAGGATTTACAGATGCCCTAATGCCCGAGGACAAGAGTTTGTGTGAGATCAACGCGAGCAAGTTTTGGGATTTAGAAGGCTGTATAGCCATTTTTAATAGTTAGCTTCAAAAACAAGTCCCTGTATTGACCTACGATTCTCTAAAAAGAAGTAAGCCATATATTTCATCCTCTTAAAACGCTTGCTTGATTAGTATGTTATACTTAGCGAAGTATCCTCTATGTCTCACACTGTCTATGTAAGTATCAATGAGTTAAATAAATTACAGACAGAGATAATGAAAGTTGTTGACAGTTGGGTTCACCGAAAAAAGACACCTATTCCACTAAAGGAAATTATTACAAAAATGACCAGAGAAGGAATTAAAGATTTTACCGCTATAAAATCTATCAATGTTCTTGTTAAGAAAGGATATATACGAAGGGCTTATCCAATTACTAACAAAACATATTTTGTTCAGCTTAGGGGAATCTAAAGAGAGGAGGAACTATTCTTGGAACCACAACCTATTGTTAAAAAATACTCATTTTCAAAGGAAGAGCATGATAAATTGCAGAGCCTCCATATTGGTATTACCGCTTCAAACGCTGCGCTTGATGGTATGCAGATTTATAAAAACGTCATTCTTGGCGGTGCATATAAGCGTCTTGGGATAGATACAGAGCCTAGTAAAGAGTGGACTAAGAGTATCAGCTATAATTTAGCGAACGATGAAATTACTTATACCAGGACACCAAAGAGGGAAGAGCCAAAGGAAAAAGTTGCCAAAAAGTAGCTTTATCATTATGCTTATATAAACCAAACTCTTTATGAATAAGAACGGTAAAGTTCGAAAGGATAAGCCTCAAGATTTGCTTCGCCAACGCCTTCTGATAAAGTTGCTGTCTGAAGATGGTGGAAAATCTCCTCTCGGTAGATTGATGATAAAAGCTGGTTATACAAAGTCATACGCGAAAACTCCACAGAAGGTTAAACAGACTCTTTCATGGGAACAATTGATGGAGAAAAATTTGCCAGACGATCTTCTCTCTAAGAAGCACAATGAGCTTCTTTCTTCAATGACGATAGACCACTATACTTTTCCTAATGCGGTGACAGATGAAACGATAAAGCAAATTTTGGATCAAGTCGCTGGCTGTAAACTTTTAAGAGTTCAACGCAATCCTCAATGGGTTCGGGCCTATTTTGCCATTCCGGATAACAGAAGCCGGAAGGATGCGATAGACATGGCGTATAAACTCAAAAGTAAATATCCAAAAGGTTCACAAGAAGAACATGAAGTGACTATCCACGTTAAAAATGATTGAGATCAATGTTGATATTCCTTACAATTTTACAGCCCGTGACTATCAAAAACCATTCTTACATGAAGTAAGAGCGGCAATTGAAGGAAGAAGTCAGAAGCGGTATTTTTACCAGATTTGGCATCGGCGATCAGGAAAAGATAAAGTAAACATTGCTTCTGTGGTTCCGCGACGTTTAATGCAAGATCCGTGCCTCGTAAAGTATGTCTATCCCACGCTTGTAATGGGTCGTGAGAATCTTTGGGATGGTATAGGAGCTGATGGATTTAGGTATCGTGAGCATATTCCTTCTGAAATGCGAAAAGGTATTCCCAATGAGACTACCATGAAGATTCCGATATTCAATGGTTCTCTGTTTCAGATTGGAGGTTCAGATCATCCGGATTCACTTCGCGGTGGAAATCCAAGACTTATTGTTTTTTCCGAGTGGGCCGAGCAAGATCCGTATGCGTGGGACGTTGTAGAGCCTATCCTGCGGGAGAATGACGGAATAGGAGTATTTAACACGACGCCGAGAGGAGATAATCATGCCCGGTCGCTCTTTGAATTTGCAAAAAATCATCCTAAGTGGTTTGTTCAGACCTTGACGGTAGACGATACGCATATATTTAGCGCACAACAGATGGAGGATATTAAAGGAGATACCCTTAAGCGGTTTGAAGCAAGTGGAAGAAGTACAGAAGAAGCAAATGCGTATATCAATCAAGAGTATTATTGTTCGTTTGATGCTCCGGTTCTCGGTTCCTATTATGGCGCGGCAATTCAGAAGGCGGAACAGGAGGGAAGGATAACGTCAGTGCCGTATGACCAGAGCTTGCCAGTACATACTGCTTGGGACTTAGGCATGGATGACTCTATGACAATTTGGTTCTTTCAGATTGCCGGCATGGAGATTCGGTTTATTGACTACTATGAAAATTCCGGAGAGGGATTGGCTCATTATGCTTTGGTTTTACAAGAGCGAAAGTATATATACGGCAATCACTTTGGACCGCATGACATAGAAGTACGCGAGCTTGGAACTGGTAAGTCTAGGAAGGAAGTAGCAAGAAAGCTCGGGATAGACTTCAGGGTAGCTCCAAAGTTGTCTATTGATGATGGCATCAATGCCGCCCGGTCTATCTTTACTCAATGTTGGTTTGAGAAAGATAAGTGTAGTAGAGGATTACAGGCATTGAGAAATTATAAGAAGGATTGGGATGAAAAAAATATGGTGTACCGTAAGGGTCCGTTTCACAATTGGGCTTCACACGGATCGGATGCGTTCCGGATATTTGCAGTAAGCTTCCGCAGACCGACACAAATACAACCAGGGGAAGACGTAGGAGGAGTAAAGCCATATATTGAGGGCGTCGGTTAATACTTGCCTTTAAATAAAACTATGCTTTAATCTTGAACTATGGCAGATATTACACGTGAGAATTTAGAACTTCAGATGCTTCTCAACAATAAAGAGAATGGGTTTAACTACCGCCGACGACGGGAAGAAGATTGGCGGGAAAATTACGAACTCTATAGGGACAAGGTTACAATAAATCGTCTGACTCAGCGCCAAAGTGTAAATCTCCCGTTAATGAAAACAACTCTCCGGACGCTTCTTAAGGACATTGACGATATGCCAGTTATTCAGTTTGAGAATTTAGACAATGACAAACAAGCAGAGGTTTTTCAAAACGAGTATTGGAAGTTGACGCTTACAGATAATAACGCTGAGATTCAGGATATTGTTGATAAAAAGCAGGACTTTTTCTTCGGCAGGACGTTTGACTCATGGCAAATAGAGGATGGAAAAATAGTGTTTGATGTTGAAGACTCGGAGGACATGCTCGTTGATCGGTTTATGAATCCACATGATATAGATTCTTCACGGTTTTTAATCCATATACACATTTTTAAGCCCCTAAGTAGTCTCAAAAACAATCCCGACTACGACCAAGAGGAAGTTGCAAAGCTAGAGTTATTTTTTGAGTCGCAACTTGGAATGATAAAAGCCAAAGATAACGAAAATTCTCTTCAGCAAAAGAATAAAAAGATGGCTGACATGGGAGTACCTGATACTGAAGACCCTGTACTTGGAGAAACGTATGTAGAGTTAACAATGCATTTTGTTTTTAGAGATAAAGGGGAGAAGTGGATAGACAACAAAGATGGGAAGAAATACATTTCTGAAGCAGAGCAGGTATTCGTATTCGTTGAGGCGGAAGAACGAACAATTTTAATGAAAAAGCCTCAAGAAAAGATTATCGGTACTACACCCGATCATTATTGGCGTAATCACTTCAGATACAACACCTGGGGGGATGATGTAGACAAACAAGACTTCTGGACAGACGGGATAGCCGATATTGTAAGAGTACCCAATAAAGTGCTTAATTCGTGGTTCTCACAATTGGTAGAGAATCGTACACTCCGCAATTTTGGTATGCACTATTTCGATTCCTCACTAAAATCAGATGGCTTTGTGCCTAGTACTTTTAATCCTGTTCCGTGGGGTTGGTATCCTGTTCCGGGGAAACCTTCTGATGTGTTACAAAAGGTAGATATTCCTGATTTATCTGAGTCGTTGGATGAGATGACCTACATAACAGAGATGACCGAGAAGGCAACAGGGGCTACTGCAACACAGCAGGGAGTACAGACTTCGAATCAACGTACATTAGGAGAGGTACAACTGGCCCAAGGTGAAGCAAAAGCAAGAACGCAGGGTATGTCTAAATTTTACACGAATGTCTGGAAACAAAGAGCTACTAAATTCTTAAAGTTGATTGAAGCTGCTTCCGATAGACTTGATGCGGTTAAAATATACAAGAAAGGAAAAAATACAGATAATGTTTTTGAAAGAGAGATTGCACCGAAAGACTGGATGACAAAAGCCGGGTATAGAGTTAAGGTTTGGAGCCAGGATGAGAAGAAAGCCAATGATACCGACTCACTCACAAAACTAAACGCAGTTATGATGAACATGGCGGATAATCCGAAGTTGCGGGAAGTCTATCAAAGAAAACTTCTTGAGTTTGCTGATCTAACGCCTGATGAAATAACTGAGATTATGCAGTTTGAGAAACAAAAAATGATGATGATGGGAAATGGTATAATGGGATTATCGCCTGCCCAACCCATTATCCCAGGGCAACCACAGCGGGGACAACAACTGAATCAGCCACAAATCATTCAATAATATGTCGGTAACCGACGAACTAGAAAAAAAAGGAATAAAAATAGATACTCTAAGTCCTGAAGAACAGCAGACATACTTTACGATGCTTAATGCTGTTGCCGAGGCGCAATTAACCCCAGAGAAGCTACGAGACTATATTATTTCTATGAAGGGTGCAGTTGAAGATGAACTGACGAAGCCCAACTTAGACCTACAAGCAGATCTATTCCTAAAAGCAAGACTTAAGAATTATATGCTATTAGAATCGTTCTTAATTTCACCGCAAAAGGCTAAGATAGCGTTTGAGAAAGCCATTGCGGGATTGGGGGGGAAGTGATACATTATGCCACACAAAGGTAGCTATAAAAAGGGTAAAAGATCAACAAAAAAAGGACACAAATTAACGAGTTCAAAAGCCAAGAAAATTTTATCTGATGGATCGGTGAGAGGGAAAAAACTGAGTAGAAAACAGAAAAGGTTTTTTGGTGCAATAGCGGGGGGACAGAAGGCGAGGGGTAGATCCAGAGCTTGACATAGGATAAAAACATACTTTAGTATTTATCTGTGAATCCAGAAGCTCAAGAGTACTTAAATAAAATTCTCGCAAAAGAACCTGAAACACTTACTATTGATGAGATACGTTTTCTTAGAGCAAGAAGATCATACCTTAAAAATTCACAGTTGGAAGAATATCAAAGCGTATTAGAAACCAAACCTCCTGTTAAGGAGCCGGTAAAAAAACGAAATGCCAAAGCCTAAAGGACACATAAAACCCACGAAAGAAGAACTTGAAGAAGCCCAAAGAAGGGCATTAGAAGCAGATCCCGCTTCCGATCCGGAACCAGAACCCGAACCAACCCCAGATCCGGAACCAACTCCAGATCCGGAACCAGAACCTGAACCGGAGCCACGGGCTGAACCTTTCGAAGAAGAAAAAGAAGCACTCAAGAAAAAATTAGATGCAGAGAAAAAGAAATCATCCGCATCTGCCCGGGAAAATCAGAAGATTTACGCGAAGAATCGGGTTATTAACAAAGCTCTCACTGAGGCTGACGACATTCCGGAGCCAACAGAAGAAGAATTGGCAAAAGAATTTAGCGATTGGGAGGTAATGAGTGAGTTTGAGAAAACTCTTGCTAAAGAAACGGTAATCAGCCGTAATTGGAGAAAGGTCATATCAGAGGCTAAAGCACAAGCCAGTAAGATTGAGAAGTGGAATGAATCGGTAGAATCATTTTTAGGTGATCCACAGACGTTAGTTGATAGCCCGGATTTAGAAGGAAAGACTGAAGAGTTTAAGACGTTTGCAACACAAGAAGCGAATAATAGTGTACCATTTACTATTTTAGTATCCGCTTTCTTACACGAACACGCCAAAAATAAACAGATCAACAAAGGGAGAATGTTTGAAAGAGGTAGCGGTGGGCCGAATGATAAACCAAAACTAAAGTCCGATAAGATAACTCTTGAAGAAGCCAGAAAGTTACGAGAGAATAATTACAATAAATACAAGGAATACCTTATCGCCGGAAAAATAGAATCAAACCTTTAGGTACAAAATTGGGGTATTGACAAGAAGTAAGAGTAGTCTTTATAGTTCTACATTAGATAACTTCCTAACCTCGTAAGAGCCGGTAAAAGTAATCTTCAACTTTTACCAAAATGTCAGACTACGGAACAAAGCTAGCAGAAGGTTTTTCAAGCAAAGTCATGCAACAGATGTATGACAGGAATTTGCTTGATTCTATTGTTAACAGAAACTATGAAGGCGAAATTAACGCCATAGGCTCTCTCCTAAATGTTTTAGATTTCAGCAAACTTACAGAAAAAACCTACGCAGACGCAGCGCTTACAGCAGACTCTCTTTCGGAAAACAACGGTCAATTAACTATTGACCAATACAAGTCTTTCTATTGGAAAGAGAAAACTCTTGATAAGTGGCTTTCCTACATCAAAGATCCACATCCCTATATAGTTACTCAAGTTGCCAATGAAAGATCCAAAAACATGGATAGCTTCGCATTTGGGCTTTATACAGATGTTGGAGCAGGACACAGGGTTGGAACTGATGTAACCGGCGGAACAGTTGAAGTAGCAGCAACCACAGGAGTAGTTACTGGATCTGGAACGACATTCACTTCAACAATGGTGGGCCGGGGCTTTAAGGCGGATGGACACACGACTTGGTACAGAGTAAAGACCTTTACAAATACAACCTCAATCACGATTGAAGATGATTTTGATGATATAACATCAGCTTATACAGGCGGAGCAATCGCAGCCAGCTCTACGTTTACAGTTGAGGCAGATACAGTTATTGCAATCACAGCCGCAAATATTTTGAATAAAGTTGCATTGTTAAAGCAGGCACTTGATCTTGCTGAGAAAAATGGGTATTCATCAGTGCCGGATGAGGGAAGGTTCTTAGTTGTCCCTCCGGAGTTTTTCACAATACTATCTCAAGGGACCGGGATAGTCCTTCATGTAGACGAGGCATACCAGGATTTAGTTAAAAAGGGTTACATGGGTAACTTGCAAAACTTCCAATTGTTTAAGAGCAATAGACTTACCGGCGACAATACGGACGGCTACCACTGTATTGCAGGACACCAGAATTGGTTGACCTTTGCAGAGAAGGTACTTGATGCACGAATGGAAGAGGATTTAATCGGAGACTTCGGTACAGCCTACAAAGACTTGTTCGTATATGGAGCTAAGGTTAAAGACATAATGAGACACCAAGCAGCAGAATTGTTTGCCACATTCTAAAGAGAATAAATAGTTAGATTGGTAAAGCCTAAAGCTTAAGGCCTAAAGCTCAAAAAAGCATTAGGTTTTGAGAATAGGCTTTTTTTAATAGGAAAATATGGCAGTATTTAAGCGTAAAGCAGATTTATCAAAAGATACACAAGCCGAGCTTGCACGAATTGAGGCCAAAGCTAGTGGACTTCGGACCACTGTTGAAGCAAACTTTCTCACGGCACTTTTACCGTATAGAACAAACAGGGTTTTACGATGGGATAATGACCGAGTTGCAAGTGCGACCAATGAAGATCATGTTTCAACTGACAATATTTTAGAGGCAGAGGGTAATTCACTTCCAACAGGAGATTCGGGGTTCAAAGTAGGTGCAATTTTCTATGACCTTACCAAAACCGGCAGAAATGCGTATAGGAATACTGGTACATCAACTGCCGCTATCTGGAGTATAGTAGGTTCGGCAGTAGCTTCGCCATCGCCATCGGTAAGTCCTTCACCATCGGAAAGTCCGTCAGTATCACCTTCGGTTAGTCCATCGGTTTCGCCGTCTGGGAGCGCTAGCCCGTCAGCCTCTGCTTCCAAAAGCGCCTCAAAGTCAGAATCAAAGTCGTCAAGCCCGTCACCATCACTCTCTCCTTCAGCCTCGGAAAGCGCCAGCGCCTCCAAATCTGCTTCTCCTTCAGCCTCGGAAAGCGCCAGTGCATCAGCCTCGGAAAGCGCTAGTGCATCGGCTTCCCTTAGTCCGTCTGCCTCGGAAAGCGCCAGCGTATCTGCATCACTCAGTCCATCTGGTTCTGCCAGCCCGTCTGCTTCGGAATCGGCCAGCGCGTCAAGATCAGCCAGCGCTAGCGCCTCGGCATCAGCCTCAAAATCAGCCTCGGCTTCCGCAAGCGCTTCAGCCTCGGCATCTGGTAGTGCTAGCGGATCAAGGTCAGCAAGCGCTTCTAAGAGTCCGTCTGCCAGTGCATCCAAGTCGGCTTCTCCCTCTCTTAGCCCGTCAGGGAGCGCATCGCCATCGGCCAGCGCGTCAAGATCAGCCAGCGCGTCCTACAGTCCATCTGGATCACTTTCGCCATCAGCTAGTGCAAGCCCGAGTGCAAGCATTTCATTCCCATAACTATGAATCCTAATGAGGCTTCGGCTAATAAAACATACAATATAACAACAAACGGGACTACACAGCTTCCGGTTCCTGCTAATCCTGTTGGCAAATTAGTATTGATTAGAATAGTTGTTAATACAAAAGGAGCTTCTTCTAATACAGCTAAGATTTATGATAGTGCAGATACGGAAGAGAATCTAAAGGGTACACTTGATACGACAGCGAATGTAGGAGCTATTGAGTATGGTTTTCCTCTATATAACGGGCTTCGTATTGTAACTGCCGCAGGCACAGCCCCGGATATTACAGTCGTCTACGCCGAAACCCCTTAAACTGCTCCTTGCATTAAAGTAAAATCCTACATAAAATATACATACGTGTATGAAACGTATTAACCTCTTCTTAGATGAGACTGAGATTGAATACCTCAAAAGGCTTCCCGGGACATTAACTGAACATATCCGTAGAGCAATTTACGAGTATCTCCAAAAATTATCTACTCAAAATGTAAGTGCTTCACAATCAAGAAAGGAGGATAAAAATGGAACCACAAATAATTGAAGGAGAAACATTAACTCCTGCCCCAAGAATAGAGAGCAAGGCTCAAACTATGGATTTCCCTGATGCAATAAAGGAAGTTATCAAGGGTAAAAAGGTAACCCGAGTTTCATGGGGAAATACTGATTACGGTTTTTTGAAAGATGAATGGCTCACTATTTATACGAAAGGTAAATTTCATACATGGCTGATTTCTCAAGGTGATCTTGAAG